AATGAGTTGATATCATATACTGCAGTAACATTCTGTGCTGTATCAACTTTGAAGATAAACTCTCCTGCAATAACAGCTGCTTCCATCTCCGTCTTGGTCATTCTCGGAGATACATCAATCGCCCCTACATACTTTTTACCAGTATTAGATTGACTGATACTTGCGCCTGCTGTAATGCCTCCTACCCATGCTGTAGTCTGTGCTGCTGTAAGCACTGTTTCATCGGATAGTTCAATCCCATGTGTGACATTAATGATGAATTCACTGTCAGCAACATAATCAGCTAATACAGCTTGGATGCCGACACCTTCATCCTTAACCATAGCCTCGACCCATGTTGCAATAGCTAATTGATTAGCTGAGGTTACATATGGATAAACTAAGACATTAAAGTCTACTGTCTTAAGAGTCACTAATGCGGTAGTAACATCTGCTGCGTCATGTGCTGTCCCCAGATTATAAACAATTACTGTCTTTGCAGCCTTTAAGGCTTCATTGACTAATAACTTATCCGCAGCTGTTACATCTGTTGGATACTTACTTGTATCCGTAGCAGTAATTTTGTACATTTCTCCTGCAATGCCTTTACTCATTTCTTGCAATAAAACAACTGTTCCTCTATCCCCTAAGGTAATAGATAACGGTGCATTAGTAAGAAAATTAAGATAGGCACCAGGAAGAATTTTATTCTGAGAGGTAAAAGTTCCACCCATGATCTATTCCACCTTTCTACAAATTTGTATTTGTTGTTTGTGTCTGCATCGGTACTGATGTTTCCGTTTTCATTTCTGAATACTTCACATCGAACGTAATATGCAACACGTTATCAGTTATCCTGGCATCCTTATTCAGTACCTTGAAAGTACCAATAAAATCAAAGGCCCGGAGTAAATCTTCTTGGACTCTTAAACAGTCTGCTTTGATCTCTGTTGCTCCCTTATCGGAGAAGTAGGCCACATCAAAAGATAGTGCACCATTGTACCTGGTATTAATCCGCTTACTATAATCCTGGTCGATTACACTAATCAAAAAAGCTGGGGTAATGAACTTTTGAGGGATATCTTCCACGTAGCGCTTGTACCCGGTAGAGTAAACTTCCAACAATTTATTTATGATTGTTTGCCTAATCTCACTTATCATGTTCTCGGTTCACCCTTTCTATTTCCTTTCGGAATTCTACTTCAAGAGCCTTATTAACTTTATGCTCTGCTTTCTCAAGCATAAACTGTCCATTTACCCACCCAGTTGTTTCTCCCGCACCATTTACCAGTCTGTGGCCGTCATTGACAAAAGATGCATAGTCCATATAGTTTGCAATAGACTTTTGAATCCCTTGACGTGTATGTGCTATCGGAGTTGACTTCCAGCTCTTTCGCATGAAGCTAGTTACAACCGGAGTATTCCTTTTTACATCTGCTACTCCAATGGAAACGGCTTTCGTTAAAATTCTAGCATCTATCTCAGACACATCATCAAGCATGGCTTTGAGTTCTTTTCGGAACTGCTTGATAGCGATCTGATTGGCTCTCTGGTTATTGTTCATGCCGTATCACTTCGCTTTACTCGATATTGCATACCACCCGAATAAGGAAATCCCTCACCGGCTGTCAGAGTTACTTGCTTACCGTTTCGCTGGGTGACGATAATCTTGTCACCCTCGAGTACATTTGCAGTTAAGGAACAAAAAAGCATATGCGAACTAACCAGAGTAGGAATGCCATCATCTCCTGTCTCAGCCAAAGAGCCTTTACTGTAATGGCACTTAATTCCTGATGGTGTAATCAATTGTTCGGTATTCGTACTAACTCCTTCAACTTCTGTTTCCTTCCATCGGTAAATATCCATCTTGTCTTTCCATAATCGTTCAAGAGCTGTCACTATCTCAACCTCCTAAACCTCTGCAAGGTTTTTTTATCCCTGTCTGATAAACCGTAGATTGTCTCCTTTGAGACTTTATCGTCTACATTGTAAGTAGTAGTTGTATCGCCCTCATGAAGACTCTTAATGTCAAATACGGAGGTCGTGCCGTTCTCGGCTTCATAATTGATAATACCCTGGACCTTCTTCCGGATAAAAGGTTCTGCTTCAACCGGTAGCTCTACAAGGTTACAATAATTCAATGCATCCTGGATTGTATCAGCAATTATTAAGTCTCTGGATACATCTGCAATCTTAAGATTGGTTTTCACCAATATTGTTAATTCTGCTATAGTCACCGTATCAACTCCTTTCGAAAAAGGGAGCTGATTTTACTCAGCACCCTCATTAGATTTTGCAAGCAGATCCAGAAGCTCTGCTTTAGTTGCTTTCTTATCGTATTCAATGCCTTTTTCATCAAGCAGCTTCATAAGCTCCTTATTGGTCGGATCTGCTTTCTTTTGAGCTGCTATGACATGATCATGCAGCCTTTTTACTCTATCTTCATATAATCCCATGACATTTTATCCTTTCTTTTATAAGTAGAGGGAGCATAAGCCCTCTCATTTATTGATAAAGTTACGCGGTCTTGAACATGAACTTCACAATACGAATCTTTTTCGGCTCATAGCATCTAGTCCAATTGGTTCCAGTCGCTAATTCTGCCATTGAAGGGAATTCATCTACTACACTTGCATCCGTCCATTTAACCCCACGAGGATGCAAGATGCTAAGACGTCTATTAACAAGGATATTTTCACCTGCTAAAGACTCGCCTTTTCTAACTTTTTCAGTCTCTTCAACGTCCGGATGACTTCCATTACCCCAAGCAATAGCACCTTCTCCGAATAAGTAAGACTCTGCTGCTCCTGTTGCTGAGTCAAATGCTAAAGAGTCATCAACAATAACAGTCTTGCCCATGAAGGTTTTAACTCTAATCTTTCCGGTGGAGTCTTCTTTGTACTGGATCAAATCGTTTTTAGCTAAGTAAGCCTCAACTGCACTGTGGAACATAACACCGGTCAAAAGGTCTTTTGCATCACCCATTTTTTGAGTAGCATCAATGAATGTTCTGCCGCTGATTAAAGCCAAGTCTCCGGCTAATGCGGTAATGTCATGGATTTTTTCAGCCATACTAGCGGCAGCGAAAACACCGTCTAAAGTTGCAAGCATTATTTTCTGGTATTCTCTACCCCAGTAAGCCGCGAATAAATCTGCGATTGCCTTCATCGGATCGGAACCAGACAGCAAAGAGGAAAGCGCATTCACGCCGAATGATTTAGTCCATGCCATTTTCTTTGCTACGTCTTTGTTTGCTGTAATTTTCCCTGGCACAGTATCTCCAGTATCTTTCATTAACTCTGGATCACCGGTAAGGTCATTCCAGAAAGGCATATTAATTAAAGTATTCGGGGTACTTGCTAAAGTATTGAATTCTTTGTTGTTTTCCGCAATTCCACTCTGGATCAATGCGGATAATTCCATAGTACGATTAATCGTATATGGTGTGAAGATTTCGGGTTGGATTACGTCTAATACTTTTGTTGACATATTGTATTACCTCTTCTTTCTCTATAATGGTTAATAGTTACACGCTTGCCATGTACTGCTTAGCAAGGTCTGGATTTTCTCTAAGCATCTTCCCTTGCTCGGTAAGGTTGAAATGTTCTTTACTCCAAGGGTTCTTACCACCCGCTGGGCTTCCTCCTTTGTTATACGGGTCTTTCCCACTAACAACAACAGTAAATAAATCCTTGTAAGTTTCTTTAATGCCTGTCAGCTGCTCATCAATACCAGATACAGCTCCATCAGTACCAACTACTAATTTGGACTTGTCAAACTTCGTAGCCAACAGATCCGGATACTTGGTATCAGTCAATTTCGCTTGGATTGCAGCATTGATTGTAATTTCTTTGAACTTGCTCTCATAAGTAGTTTTCAAGGTCTCAATCGTGCCCTCATGCGTCTTGATGGTTGCTTGCAAGGTCTCGTTACTTGCGTTATCCTTTTTGAGTGTACCTATTGTTGTCTCTGCAGTAGTAAGTTTCTCTTGTATTCCATCTTTCTCTGTCACAAGAGCATTATACTTACCAACTCCCACATATTCACCGCCACCAAGGTCTGCAAGTTTAACCGGTTTATTCTTGTTTTCTGGTAGGTTGTTATATGCAGTGATAGCCGCTTCAAATTCTGGATACTTGTCACCTAATATTGCTTTTAAAAATTCCATATTGCTCCTTTCATCGCCATGTTTTTAATTGTGGTGTCTCCACTGCGATACAGAAGTTTATATCCCATTCTGCAAGGGTTGGTTTAGTTTAAGCGTCATTTCGGACAAT